AAATTATTAAATCGCCACAGTAGGTAACAATGTATATAAAAAATAAGGCAGGTATTAAGTCTTTAGTGCGGTCTGTCTGTACACAACATTTTACCCTGTCCGCTTTGCCAGCTCTTTCGAGTGCCTTACTTTTCATATACTGTACCGTTATTATTCTGTTTCAAATTTCAAATAATAATCACAATCCAATCCTTTGTTTGGTGCTCTAAAAAAATAGGCTTGTTTAAAATTGCTAGGAGTTGCTTTGTATCTATAACATATTTCTTTTATCTCGCAACCTACTCCGTCACACATTGTGATGTCTGGCATATTAATCTAATTTTAAAAATTCCGCAGATGCGTGTTCCATAAACCATTCTTGATTATCTATGTATTTATCTATTATTGCATCAATCATTACCAACTCATCTATATCAGAGTTTTTTATCTTATCCATTAACGTTCCAATCTTTCTTAAAACGTTTGTGGTCATCTCTTGGTTATTTAAGTAAACAGTATTATAATCATCCTGTACATAATTCTCTAACATCTTTAGAAATTTATTACCTTGATTTTTTAAGTTCTGTTTATACTTGTTTGTGTTCTGTAAATCTTCTATTGCTTCAATAGTTAACTGCCCTAATAATACTACTTTTAAGTAATCTAATTGTTTATCGTTTTTCATCCTATTCTGTTTCTACTTTTATTATTTCTTCTACTCTATTTAAACATCTGCCAATAGTATCAAACTGTAATTCGTTTCTTCTATTTACTTTTTGTTTCTTTTCTTCTGTTAAGTTATTTAATTCAGAATAAATATCTTCTAATTTTGGCAGTAATCTTAATACTGCATTCTTTCTTTCTAATTCTTTTTGTAATTCATTGTTTTGATATTCTAAATATGCTGCAGATTGTTTTGGTAAGTTGACTGCGTTACCAAAGTGTAAGTTACCCTCTACTATTTCTTCTTCATCTATGTAATGGATAGTATTGTTTAATGCGTGTAATACTGATGCGTGGTCTCTACCTACTGAATTACCTATTGCAGTTAAAGTACATTTTGTTAAATCTTTACATAACTTATAATACAATGCTCTTGCATCTACATAGTCTCTTTTCCTTGTGTCTTTTACAATATCTAATCCATATAAATTATTTACATATTCCTTTATAGAATTTAACATTTCATTCTCAACCATTTTCTTTGCTTTTAATCTGTTATTTAATTTGTTATTTAATTTGTCCTTAATTTTAATAAGTTATAACACTCTATGTATCTTTCTTTTGCTTTTCCCTTATGTACTTCTTTAAAGAGTTCATATATCTTTTTTGTGTATTTATAATGACTATCACAATCAGCTAAATACTTTTCTGCAAACTTCTTACCCTTACCTTTAAAGTAATTTACGTTATCCGCAGTATCTCCAATTATCATTTGCTCATAGAAATTGTACAATGCTTCTTCTTCTGTTATGTCATAAACTACTCTGTGTTTGTAATGGTAGTTATACATTAAGCAAGGAAACTGCTTGTAATCTTTATCTATTGATACAATCATAACCTCATCTCTGCCAAACTCTTTTGATAAATCATACCAGTATCTTGCAACCATATCATCTGTCTCTACACCATATCCATAAATGGAATTGTGTTTTTCTTTTACGTATGCGTGTACCTCATTTAATAATGGTGGCTTCTGTTGGTTAGTTCTATTGGCTTTATACTTCTTTGTTATTAGCTTTCTAAAGTTTCCTAATGAACCACTAAATATAAGTACCTTATCTATGATATAGTTTTCTTCTAAATCATTTACAATACCCATAAGTTGTTCATCAAACTTTTCAGTTGCATCAGATAATTGTTCATAATATGGACTATCATCTGGCGTTAATCTTTTTCTATAACAACTTGCGAATATTAAGCTATCTGCATCAATAAGTAAAATCATAACATCGATGCTTTAAAACAATCCCTGCTACAATAGTAATTATCATTCTCCATTGGAGCTCCACACTCTCTACATTCATATTCTTTTGGGTCTAAATAGTTATATAAATCATTGTCAAATGCTTCCATTATCTGTCTATTTTTTGTCTAATATATTCCTTTTGTCTGTCCTCTAAATAAGCTATTTCTCTTTGTAAATAATCTAATGCTTTACGTAAGTCCTGTAATTCATTATCTTTCTTACCTGCTCTTGCTATGTACTTTAAGATATTGCCTCTGTTAAAGTTAAGAGAGTAATCTTTACACACATCTATAATGTCATAGTCTTTTCCTGTTTCGTAGTGCATCTGTGTTGCTTTCATATTACTTCTATTTTACCATTTCTATAATGCTTACAGATAACACCTGTATCCAAAACAATTGTCTTAAATGGTATTAAATTCTTGTTTTCTTTGTACTCTTTAATAATTCTTCTAATTGTTTTCATAATACTTGTTTTAAATTATATTACAAATATAAAACAAATATTTTAATTATAAACAATTTTTGTTAATTATTTTTATTTATAATAATTGCTTTACTTTCTTCAAGCAGGTAAACAGGTTTTAATACTTTTTTATTACCCCACATTGTAGTATCAGGACAATATTTTTTTACAGGTTCAGGCATCTCAATATCATTTAACCAAAATAAATAGTTTGCCTTTGGGTCATTTACAAAGTATAAAGCCACTTTGTTTGTAGCTATAAGTTTATCATATTTAGCCTTTTCAAGCATTTTAGTATCATAGTGTTTATTTCTAAACTTCATCTCTATAACACATTCTTTTCCTTTCGGAGTTAAACCCTCTGCATCCCAACTTTTAGAACCCTCTCCTGTCCATTTAAGTTTCCATCCATCAAAGTTTAATAATAGTACTATTGCTTGTTCTAACTTATGTATTTTGTTTATCATATACTCGGTCGATATCAGCTATCCACATTCTGTAAATCTTTCCGTTACAGGTGCAAGGCTCATTGTATTTATGGTTATAATATTGTGCGTGTAAGGTACATAATATTTTCCTATATTCAGGAGTTAATTTATTTGTTACATTCGCTTTAAAATCTTCCCAAGTTTTTCTATCTTCTAATGTCATTTTACCAAAGTGTTACATCGTTCATTTTATTTTTTCTATCATTACAACCACAGTCTTTTCCTGTTAGTTTGCTAATCTTTTCTACAACCCATTTTATTCCTGTGTACGTTGTAATTAATTCTATAAAGTCTCCAAGTCTCATAATTCTTTATATTTATATAAAATTTGTTTTTTAATTAAATAAGCCTTTTTACTTTTAACATCTCCTTTACCTATAAATTCTGAATACCTTAAATTATTTTCTAATATACATTTTTTTATATTTTCTGTTAAAAACCAATTATAGTCATAACCATCATATATAACCCAATATTTAGCTTTAGTTGTAGATAAAGCAGATGGCTTATTGTTAAATTCTATTTCTATAACTATATTGTTCGTAAATTTACTTTTTTCATCTGACTTAACTTCAACTCCAAAATTCATTTCAGGTACAAAAATATCATAGTCTTTAAAATACCCATCTTTAATGTAAGCATTTTTATATTTACTTTTAATATTATTTAAAATAACTTGTTCGTGATACTTACCTCTCTTTAAATCCCTTTTAAAAGTTTGTTTCATAATAATTCATCTTTTAATTTATCCTTAACCTTGTTATATGTATTGTAAAGCGAATAGTAACCTATCTTTGTATCTCTACTTAATTCAGCTACACTTTTACCTCTTGCTATTAATTCAAATACTTTTTTATCATACCAATAAACATCTTCTACTGCTCTTAAGTAACCATTTAAAAATTCCTCGTATAGTTCTTCATATTCTATTGGGTCTATTTCTTCAAAACTTTTATCTATCTCATCTAATTCATCTAGAGAAACTTTTGTAATCTTACCATTGCTTCTTAAATAAGCTACATAGATACCTCTTAACTGCTTAAATATATAATAATAATTTACTTCTCCATCTTCATACCAAATGTTCTTACCCTCTTTCTCATATCTAATTAAATAAATATACATTTCCTGTACTATATCTTCTGAAATGTTTTTAGGACACCCAAAGGAGTTCACTACGTTTATCCAAGTTTGGTGTTTCTCTGCTGCTTTTTTAATTAATTTAGACATTGTTTGGTTATTTAAAAAGGTATTTCTTTATGTTTTGGTTGGTTTGTTTTATAGTCTTTTAATGGGTCGTATATATCTCCTACTACAAAAGGTAATCCAAATCTATTTACACTAAAACTAAATGTATCAAATGTGTAACCCCTACTTATTTTACAAGTTGCAGTTACATTTTCTTTATGTACAGTATTTTGTTCTAAAGCTATTGCAGTTTCACACTTCTTATATAAGAAACTCCCTAAATGCCCAGTTGCTTTGTCGCTTCCATAATTAGAATGAATTACTGTTATTATGTGGCAATCATATCTTGCACTCCATTCCATTATCTTTTGTACGCATAAATTACTTTCTTCAAGGTTGTTTACATCACTTACCAAGTCTGCTATTCCATCAATGACAACCAGTCCGTTATTATCTTTGTTTTGTTCTAATGTATATTCTATAAACCTTACCCTTTGTTTATAGTTTATAGTTCTTAAAGCGTATGTTTTATAGCAGCCTAAATCTTTTATACCTGCCATATCCTCTACTCTTTTAAATACTCTTTGTGAGTGCCAATGACCTTGTTCTGTATCAAAGTGTATTAAACACCTGCCATCTCTATGTCCTTTTATATCACCACCAAAATTATTTTTCCCACTTAAATAAACACTTGCTAAAAGTGATATAAAGAAAGTCTTTTTTGTCTTTGGAGGTGCTTGTACAAAACTAAAGTTTCCATACGTTCCTATTGGTATTGGTATTTTTAAATCTCCATCTCTTGTTTGTATTATCTTTTCTCCTAAACTTAAAGCAGTTGGTGGGTAATCTAACACTTCATCAGTTGATACACTACACTCTTGCTCTATAAGTTCCATCTCCATATTATCTATGGTCTTTTCTTCTGTAATATCGTTTGTCATTTATATTATTTTGTGTAATTATTTTTTACTAATATCTAAAAATTTATCTAAAAAAAAAGGGTAGCTTTTACACTACCCTATAAATTTAAAATGGTAAATCAGATACTACTTCTTCTTGTACTGCTTCTTTTTCTTCTTTTTCAGCATTTACAATGTTACCATCATTCCAAACTACCTTACCATTAGCTACATAGTTTCTTGGTTTTTTAGCTTCTCTTTCTTCTGCAGTTTGAGAAACAAATATAGAAACATTGTTTCCGTATCTTGTTTCATCATTAACTGACATTGTAAGGTTCAGATAAACTGCTCCATCTTTTCCTGCTACAAATTTCTCTTTTGGTAATTTGTCTACTCTTAAACTGTAATTGATAATTGCACTCATAATTTTAATATTTAATTTTGGTATTGTCATTACACGCAATACCTCGTGTTTTATAATCCTGTTGTTATTTCATTATCTATCACCTCAATAATGTGTCTAAAAACACTTTTTTCTTGTTCTCCTGTTACATCCACACCATTTAAAAATAGTTTATAATGGTCTTTCTTTGTTTCTCTTAATTCGATTGAGTTCATAT